TGAAATCATCTAGTTGTCCTGTTCCAGCGAATCAATAAATCATAAATTATAATTTATTCGTTTATAATTTAAGTTTTAGACAAACTAATAATAATATATAGGTTACAATCTATTATGGAAAATGTGGCGAATATAAAAAAACCATTTCATTATAAATTAATTAAAAAAGTGGGTTCAGGAGCATTCGGAGAAGTATATAAAGGTCAAAGTATAATTAATATATCTGAAATTTACGCAATTAAGAGCGAAGAACCTGACAATGATAAAAAAGAACGTCTCGAAAATGAATATAATTATTATAGAGATTTGAATAATAATCCTACACATACAGGAATACCTGAGGTTTATTGGTATGGTAGAACAGATTTAAATATACCACCATCAAAAGAAAAACCATATGAAGAAATATTAAATAAAAATGTATTAGTAATGGATTATTTAGGTCCCAGTCTAGAAAAACTATTTCACTATTTACATTATAGTTTTTCATTAAAAACAATTTTAATGATTGGTATTCAAGCAATTGAACGCTTACAATTTGTTCATAATAATGGTATTATTCATAGAGATATAAAACCGGATAATTTTTTAATTGGTTCCAATAATGCTACTAAATCAACTATATATATTGTCGATTTTGGACTAAGTAAAAAATATATTGATTTAACACAATACGAATTTAATCCTTTTAAAAATACTAGAACATTTACAGGAACATATCGATTCTGTAGTTTACGAAGTCATAAAAGATTGGAACAAAGTCGTCGAGATGATCTTGAATCATTGGGATACATGATAATTTATTTTTTCAAAGGGGAATTACCATGGCAGGGTATTAAGGACGACCCAAAAAAAAAAGAAAATCGTTCTAATTTAATTTTTAAAGTAAAAAAAAATTTAAGTATAGAAGATTTATGTTTGGATTGTCCTACATTTATGATTGAATATTTGAGGTATTGTAGAATGCTAAAATATACAGAAGTTCCTGATTATAATATGCTTAAGCTTCTTTTTATCAATTGTATGAATGAAAATAAATATAATCTAGATTATAATTATGATTGGTGTTCTATTTAAGTAAATTAAAAGTATTATTATTAAAAATCAATTCATTTGATTTTTTTATATTTTTATCAACATTGTTATTATTTCCTAATAGTTTTGTTTCCTCATATTCTATAAAATTTTTTTCAACTTTATATTTTTCTAAAACATGTGACCAACTTATGTATATATATTGGTCACTATAACTACGTACTTCAAATCCATTTTGTTGTAATTCATATAATAAATAAAGACAACACTCTCCTTTATCAAATAATGGAAATCCAGGCATATATAAAGGTATTGTAAATATAGCGTAATTATCTCCTGAATTAGAACAAAACTCGATACGTCTATGAGCACTTTGTAATATTTTTTTAAATAGTTCTTCTTTATATTCTTTTCGTTTTTCTTGTTTTTTTATTAAATTATAAATATCCATATATTTAATAATCTTTTTTTTTATATAAATTATTACGTAATAATTATCTATTAATGTAATAATTTATTTATATATCTATACATATCATAAATATATAACAAAAATGATATTCTTTTATTTACTAATTCTGCGACAAGTAGGTTTAGTATCCTTTGTTTTACCACCACAACCAGCTCTATAACTTTCTATTAAATCTTCAATCTCTATAAAATCCGAACATTGTAATTTAAAATGATTATTAATAAAAAGTTCAAGATTATAAATCCATTGTTTTAATTTTTCACGACATTCTAGAACATCTAAAATTGGATTTTTATGTAAATATTGACTATATAATATTCTATAGTTTTCCGGTAAAATTTTAGCCAAAATATTAAAAAAAACTAAATATCCATGATAATGAGTAGTTTGTGCTATGTCTTTACCATTTTCTGGATACACAAAAGCTATACAGTATAAAAAATTCCACCCCATAATTGATTTATCACGAATTTTACACTGATTAAATTCCTTAGATAAATCATGATATTTATTTTTAACTTCTTTAATACTTGGATTATTCCAATTTAATAGTCCTTGACTTCTTAATTTATTATTTACCATATTATGTATTTCATATAACCAATAAAAAAAATTGTCTCTTGTATCTAAATAATTTTTGATAGGTAAATCTTCTATATATTTAGTATAACTTGCTCTACAATAGATACATGGTAATACATATTTTAAATTATCAAAAAAAAGATAATATTCTGATTTTAAATTAGGATTATATTCATATGCTAGTGTATGTAATAAAGTCCAACCGGGTGGACCCCAGAAACGCGTATCCATTATATATTATTTATCATATGTTTCTTTTATAACACTCATAATATTTTTTACTATTTCATTACGATTTTCTGATAAATCGCCCATAATTATTAATTTTAAATTACGCCAATCAAATAAATATTTAGAAACTCGTAGTATATCTTCCCGAGTAGGTTCCATATGTTTATTTAATAAATCAGAAAAAGATGTAAAATTATCTTTGTGAAATAATAATTCTCTCGCATAATAATCAGCAACATCCATTGTATTTTCAGTTTCCATTTTCATAGAACTTCTTATAAAATTTTTCCATCGATTTAATTCATTTTCAGAAATCATTTCATATTGTAATAAATGATATTGTTTTAGTAATGATTTAATTACATCAACATACTTATCCTTTTCAAAACTTGTTATTGTAAAAAAAATGCCAGCTTCTTCATAATTAATATAACTAGTTGAAATACTATATACTAATCCTTTTTTTTCTCTTAAATGTACAAATAAACGACTACTCATAGAACCATTTAATATTAGTTCTAATAATTTTATTGAATACTTATCATTATCATATAACCCTTTTGTTGGAAAACATAAGCCTAAATAAACTTGTTTAATTGGTTTATGAACAAAATTAATTGATGTTGTTTTAGAAATAGGTATCAATTTATTTTTAATAGGAGACAAAAATGATTGTTTAGCTTGAGAAAAAGAACTTTTTTCAATCATATTTACTATATTTGAATCTAATTTACCAACAATGGATACTACCATATTATTAGCCGTATAATATTTAGTGATGTGATTTTTAACATCATTTAGGTTAATATTTATAATATTTTGTGGAGAGCCACTTATTTTTTTAGCAATTGGATTTTCATCATACATTAATTTAAAAAATTTATTATATATCGTATCAAATGGGTCATCTTCAGCGTTATTAATTTCTTCGATTACTATTTTTTTCTCATTTTCTAAATCTATTTCATTAATATTTGGTTCACATATTAGACTTGAAAAAATATGTATTAGTTTATCCTGATGAATAGCATCTGATTTAACAAAAAAGGTTGTTATATTTTTATCCGTATAAGCATTATAACTGGCTCCAATACTATCAAGTGCTTTATATAGCTCATATTTTGTTTTAAATAAAACATTACTTTTATAAATCATATGTTCTAATAAATGACTAATACCATTAATTCGATTATCTTCTTGATTGGAACCTACACGTATACATACACATAAACTAATTGTATCTACGTTCTGATTATCTAATAAAAAATATTCAAGACCATTAGGTAATTGATTAATAGTGTAATTATTCATTATATACTATTAATCATTTTTTTCTTTTTTCATTTTAATAAATCTTGATATCCTTCTATCCAATAAATATTACCCTTACCAACTTTATCTTCCCCATGAATATGAATTATATCTATTTTTCCTATTAATATATTTTTTTCAGTTAGTTTATCATCATGACTATATAAATATAAATTATATGTGCTTCCAACTAATAATTTTATACTTTCTCCATTTATAGTAACATTAATTACAGGTAATTTTCGTCCAATATCAGTAGGTTCATATCGTATTACTAATTTATTAAGATCAACTTTTTCATATTCTAATTTTAATAATCTTTTCAGTCTAATATCATTATATTGTGTTTTAATATCATTATAATCATGTAATGTATTATTTTGTATATTATAATATGTTACGTTATATAAATTATCTCTATTGTAATATAAAAATAATGTAGGACGATTTATTACATAGTTTTTTTCACTAATCATGCTTTTAAGCACATTACTATTTTTTTGTCCAAATTTATTTTCAGATATACAAACAATATTCGTATTTTTATATTGTTCAATACAAAATATAAAATTATCAAGATATTCAAAAAAATTATTAGTAAATTTGTGTTGTATAGATAATACAGTATCATTACGATCAAAAATATGTAAACTAAAACAAAATTGTATAAAATCTTCTTCATTCTCAATTATTAATTTTAAATCAGTTAATTCATACACAATAGGAATACAATATTGAATAAGATATAAATAATAATATTCACTATTTTTTAATAACATAAATATATCTTTTTGTTCTTTACTTATAACCGTTTTTTGTTCTATATTTTCTAATATATATGTATTTATTACTTGCTCTAATTGATTCGTAAATTCATTATCTAATAATATGTCTTCTAACTCATCATTTTGGACGAATTCAGACCATTTTGTGATTTGTTTTTGCAAATCTTTGCGTTGTTTAACTGGTTTAGTCTGTATAAGCGGTATTAATATAGATACTAGTGTATCTACAATATTTTGAAGGGAATCCTTAGTAAAATAATCTATAGGAATTATATTATTTATATGATTAACTAAATTATCAGTCATATATATAATTTATACATTTAATTTTTAAAGGTCTTTTATTCCATTATATGTAAGTATCGCAAAAGGGACAATAGGTTTTTCTAAAATGTCAAATAAATCTTCAACATTTTGTCTAAAAAAATCTTCTATTGTTTGATAGTCATTTGTTTCTAAAAAAATATCTGTAAAAGGTAATCGATATAAATAATTAGTTTCTTCATCAAATAATGTGGGATTTTCAGTAATATCAACAACAATTAATGATCTATATTTATCAATGTCATTTATTAATCCTTTATCTGTAACAATAGATGGATGTTGTTGAAATATATCATGTAATGTTATATTCGGCACATTTTTTTCGGTATCTAATGTTGGTATTTCTATTTCAATTGGTTGTTCTATATCAATTTCCGGTTGATCTTCAGATATCATTTTTGGATTCTCTCTAAATGTAGGTTGTAATGATTTTTTTTCTTTTTTTACATCGCGTTTTCTACGAGCATTTATAATAGATTGTTTAAAACTATCACTGTTTAAATCATATATTGGTTTCAATCCATTTCTGATTAGATTATTTTTATACTGTAATAACCAATTTGGAATACTAATTTTACTAAAATACTGATTAAATAGTCGCAAATTTTGATTATCTTTCAATTGATTTGTTGTTTTTTCAATAGCATGTTGTTCAGACAATTCTTGAGCTTTCATTTGATCATTTGTTTCTTTTAAAAATTGGTCAAATACTTCATTATAATTTTTATTATATAAATGACCATATGTAATCATAGGTCCATATTTTAAATCCGGTGATATATTATCATCGGGTGAATAATATTGGGTTGAAATATTAATTCCTTTATCTACGGATATATTTTCAGCTTCTGGAAAAGCATCTACTAACCACATATCATATTTTTTAGGTCCTTCCGGTTCTAAATATTTTTCACTACATGGTTCATTTGGATATAATAATTTCTTATTTTTTTTATTGTATTTAATATCGAACATTTTACCACGAAGACGACCACTATCAGTCGTATTAATCTCATTATAGTATCTTTCAAAAACTTCTTTGGCTAATTTGTATCCTATTTTACCACGATTCGTTCTACAATTAGTAGAATCTTTTTCTGGATCGTTTGAATTAAAATTACATTCTTTTAAAATATCAGGATTAATATTATCTTTTTCAAGCATACTTATACATTCATCTATAGATATACCACCCTCCTGTGATATTATATGTGTTTCACTATCTAATCCAGTAATTTTCATATACTAGGTAATATAATATATTCTTTAAAGAGAAATTATAAAAAAAACTAACTTGTATTTAGATAGTTTTCAACTGAATTTATGAATTCATTAATTTGAGCTTGTTTATTTACTAATTTTTTTTGTTGATATCTATAATATAAAAACAATACCATTAATAAAAAAAATATAACAATAAATATAATACGTAAATTTTCTGTATTTTTATCACCTAAAAAATCAAAAAAACCACCTATTTGTGTAGTATTTGAATGATGTATTTGTAAATAACGTTTTATATTATTAAAACCAACTGGATCGATAAGATTAGGTTTATCCATATATATTTTTATAAAATAAATCTTTTAAAAAGATATAATGATTTTAATAATATATTCAACATTAATTGCCTTTTTAACTCCTTTTTTATACTTTATATTACCTATTATTGCTAAAGCTTTACATTATAACTACCATATTCCAATTGAAATAGTAATAAATTTAATAATAATAATTATGATTACTACATTAAATTTTGGATTTTACTTACAAAATACTAGCAATGCATGTAATCAAACAAATATGATTGGAGCAATACTTAATTCTATTAAATTTTTTATTATTTTATTGTGTTGGATAGTAATGTTGGATTATTATCCATCAATTATTGAACCATTTTATAATGTTTTTAAATTTGATGGCGAAATAGCATCCATAATATATAAATCTATTATGATTTATGGAGTAATTTTTTTATTGTTAACATATACTAATTTTACATCTATAAAAGATACATGTAAGGCATCTTTAACACAAATAAAAGAAGCTTATAAAATTTTACAATCAGAAATTAATAAGTAATTGAATATTGTCCTAACTTAATAATATTATTTGAATTATCAAATTCAATATTCTTTTTACTAATTTTTTTTTCTTCTAATAGTAATAATAATTCAGTAGATATTTGTTCTTTGTTAAAATCAGGATTTTTTAACATTAAATTATTTATAAAATCAATTATCTTTTTCTTTTTCGTGTATTTATCTAATTTTGGCCATGGCTTATTGTTATTAAAATTATTGATTTCTTCAAATAAATCTTCTTCATTTTGAACATATACTATATTTTCATCTGATTTTAAACGATCATTTTTTAAATCTTTATAATATTTAGTTATACTAACACTATCTATTCTTTGCTGTAAAATTTTCATATCTAATGATACTTTTTCAACATTCATTTGTTTTTTTAAGATTTTTTGCGTATTATCTGATAAAACATCTACACTGGAATGAAGACTATTAATGTATTCTGTAATCCAAATAATATCTTTATCCATAGTATTACAACTTTAATTACTTTTCTTTATAATCAATTTTTTATATTAAAAAATATCTTTAATTCATAATATAATGTCATTATTACAATTATTTGAAAATAAACATATTAATAAAGAACTAGATGAAAATATTATAGATGGTTCTCAATTATTATTAAATAATCTAAATTATAATAAAAAAAAAGAAATAATAATTGAAGAATCACCAATATTTAATGATTCAGAAATTTCGCATTTATATAACATACGCAATTTAAAAAATCCCATATCATACTTTTATTATTTATATGAAACTTATTTTATTGGAGTATTATGTGAGGATGATATATATAATATTAAAACCTATAATGATTTATATAAAATCTTTTTAAATAAACTATTTAGTGTAAATATTATAGAAATTAATATTGCTGAGACAAATATTGTTAGTAATATTCATCTAGTAATAGTAAAAACTTCACATTGTGAATTATTACCAAATAAAAAAACAATTACATTAATAAAACCAACAGATTGTATAAGTTGTGAGCAAACTAGTAATACATTTATTACACAGGATAAAAATGCTAATAAATTTAATGTTAATGTCGAACAGATTACATTACATAGTATAATAGTTAAAACGAATCACAAATTAATATATGGTAGTCCTCTTTATACAAATAATATACTTGTAGGTTTATTTTTTTTAGAAAATAATAATAAATTACAATTTTATAGAATTTCTTATTTTTTGAATTGGATATATAAATTTTTAAAAGATTATAAACAAGTATTGAATAATACACTTCCTAAAAATGTAGTTTTTTCGAATCAACAATTATATAGTATTATAAATGAACTAAATAAAAAAGTAGAAGGTCTAGAAAATCAAATTCTTGAAAATGAAAATAAAAGAATAAAAATGCCATTTCAAGATATAATAGAGAAAAATAAGAGTTCAACTAAAAGTGACATGGAATTATTAGAAATTATTGATAATTTAAAAAATCATATTAAAGAACAAGATAAAAAGATAAATTATTTATATGAGAATTTCAAAAAAATGGGTTTTTAGTTATATTTATGATGTAAAACTAAATACTTATTTTTTTTTAGGTTTACCCTTGCCTTTTTTAATAGAAACCGTTTCTCCTTGTAACATTTGTTCATAATCTGAATAATATTTATCAATTTCAACAGATAATTGTAATAATTCAGAACGCCAAATATCTTTAATGTCTCTTCCTAATAAATCATCATATTCTTTTTGTTTTTTATCTAATTTATCTTTTAATTCATCTAGTTTTTCTTTTGTTTGCGAATAAATAGGCATTTGAACTAAATAGTCATAACTTGTTTCTTTACCAATAGTATTAGATAACTTTAAAAACTGATTTTCTTCTAACATGTTTTCAACGGCAATTTTAGTTTTAGCCCGAACATCCATTTTATTTTCTACAATCATACTTATAAATCTATATTTTTCACGTAATAAATCTAATTCATTTTTAAGTGCACCTAGTTGATATTCTTTACGTTTGTTATAATATTCTAAACGTAATCCAAAAAATTCCATAATAATATCATATGGACCTCCATACTTATAAATACGAATAGAGCTATCGTATAAATGCATATTACTATAACTGGTTTTACTACCATCAATAAGTTTTAATGTTTTTTCTAATTCACTTGGGTCACCTTCTAACTCTTCAAGCTTTGATTTTTCTAGTTTAATATTAAAATTAATTAAATTATCTACACAACTTTCTTTATAACTTTTTATAAATTGTTTCTTATTTGGATTTGCCTTATCAATAATATTATCTTCTAAAAATTCTTTATATTTTTCAGTAGAAATACCAAGTGGAATTTCAGTAATTTCAATTGTATTAGCATCAATTATTGAATATTTACCTTTAGATACATATTGAGAATCTGGATTTAATTTTAATATTTCACCTTTATATCCACAATACCATGGTTTTATACATGTCATTGGCTTACCATCCAATAAATTTAATAATTGATTGATAAGGTCTTTTGGATGATGAGATGGAACATCAGACGAATAACCAGTGCCAATTCCAGTGGCACCATTCACTAATATCATAGGTATAATTGGCATATAAAATGTCGGTTCTATCGTAAAACCATCGTCGTCTAAATATGTCATAATTGGTAAATCTTCTGACCTATATATAAAACTTGTAATAGGGTGAAGATATGTAAATATATATCTGGCACTCGCAGCGTCTTTACCAAGACTTAGTCGAGTTCCAAATGCTCCATTCGGAACAAATAACGCAATATTATTTGAACCAACAAAATTTTGAGCCATACCAGTAATAGTTCCTTGTAATGATACTTCACCATGATGATAAGCAGCATGTTCACTTACATATCCAGCAAATTGAGCTACTTTAATTTCTTTAGTCAAATTACGTTTAAAAGCACTATATAAGATTTTACGTTGTGAGGGTTTTAATCCATCACATACATTTGGTATGCTCCGTATATTATCATAATTTGAAAAATGGATTAAATCTTTATTAATAAAATCTTCTATAGGAACTTGTTGGTTTGTATAGTCTAATACATTAAATATATCATAATCTTCTAACCATTTTTTACGGTCATCTGCTCTTTTTTTATTAAAAGCTAAATCAATCGCATTATGACTCAAGTCAGTCCATTCATAATTGAGAAGCTTCATATCTTTAAAATATTCTTTGAATTCCGCAGCACTACTCGTGCCTAATCCTTTATAATATTTTACTTCATATAGATGATGGTCATGCGTATTTTCCTTCCATGTTTTATAATCACCAAGATTATAAAAACTATTCGATAATTTTCCTTTAAATACTTTTACAATTGGTGTTAACATTGTAATGATGAATCCAGCTTGTAATAGACTAGGCCAGTAACTATGGAAAAAGTTCATTAAAAGTCCCTTGATATGACTTCCATCTACATCACTATCACATAAAATCATTATTTTTCCATATCTTAACTCCCATAGTTCATCAGGTGTGTCTATACTATATTCAATACCAGCCTTTAATCCTAAAATTTTCTTTATAGCTTGAATTTCAGCATTATTAATTACTTTTTCTTGATCCGTATCTTTAACATTTAATAATTTTCCACGCAGTGGAAAGACTCCATAATAATCACGACCTTCCTGACCAAGACCGGATAGAACACTTGATTTAGCACTATCTCCTTCCGTTAAAATTAAAATACATTTTCTACTTTCCTTTGTTCCGGCCATATCAGCATCATTTAATTTAGGTAAACCACGAATTACATTTTGTTTTTTCCCATCTGTCTTTTGAAAATCTTTATTATTTTTATTTTCAACGGCATTCATAATTCGTTCCATTATTCCAATTTTAGCTATTTTATCGATAGACTTTTCATCAATTGTAACAGAACTACCAAATTTAGAAGTAGGGGTTGTGAGTGTCTCTTTCGTTTGACTATCAAATGCTGGGTTCGTAATAGTTGATTTTAGAAATACAAATAATTCATTACGAATCGTAGCGGGTTTGACTAATACTTTTTTCTTCTTTTTAATGTATTCAACAAGTCCATCTCTAATTTGACTGACTATATATTCTAAATGTTTACCACCTCGATTCGTATGAATTCCATTCACAAAACTAACATGTTCAAAATTACTTGTTGTATTATATGTGACTACTACTTCCCAGCGTTCACTAAGTTCAAGATATACTCTTGGGTGCTCTGATTTATTTCCTAAATATAAGTCTATATATTTTTCAAATGACTTACATTCTATTTTTTTTCCATTCAAGAAAACTGAAATATTTTTATTTGTCCAAGCAGCAATATCATAAACACGCTTTTCCAATAAACAAATCATATCATCTGTTAATCCCTCTAATCCAAATCTTTTATAATCTGGAACAAATGAAATACGAGTATATGGTTTACTACTATATGTTGTAATTTTAGGTTCTGTTTTATTTGTCATATTATTCGTAAATGTTTGAGTATATTTTAAATTACGTGTTTTATCAATTGTTTCAATCGTAAATTCAGTAGAAAATATATTTGCTAATTTAGCTCCATAACCATTTTGACCTCCGACAATTCGTTCTTCACTATCATTATAATTCGTTCCAGTTAATAGATGACCAAATATTAATTCAGGCGCATAACATGAATGTTCTTCAATTTCAACAATATGAATACCATCACCATCATTATATATAGATATTTTGCCTGTGTCTTTTTCAATATCAACTTTAATATTTGAAACAGGAATTATACTATTATCTCCTTGAGCTCTTTTAACTGATAGTCTTGTGTCATGATCTGTAGCATTCACTAAGATTTCATCAAATATTTTGTATAAACCAGGAATATATTCAATATTTTTTTTAATAATAATAGGCTCATCTTCATTTGAATTGTCAATTGTATACATTATTTCAACCGTTTTTTCAATGGACCCAATATATGTGCTTGGTCTTACTAAAATATGTTCGATATGACTAAGTTTTTTATAATTTTTTTTATCTTCTTCTTTAGAAATATCTATTATTGTAACATTATCCAGATTGTTTTCTAATGTTTGTTTTTTTGATTTATGCATAATTAGAGTATAATTACTTTTTATTGATGTTATTTTTATATCAATTTTTTTTTACATTTTATAATTTTTAATAAATCTATAAAAAAATGATATAAAATGGTAAATTCTTTTAAAATCTGTATAATTTTTTTTATTTATAAAAATAGTAAGGAAAAAAATCTTAACTAATTATATAAAAACAAATATGGCTGCTGCTAAAGAATTTAATCAAGCTGAATTATCCGCTCTTTTGAAAAAACTTAATGAAGCCCGATCTAAAAGAAATCCCCCTCAAGCTGCTCTCAAAATGGAAGCAGATGGCGTTCACGTTGCTCTTGAAAACGGAGCTCTCGCTACTTGGGAACCTGCCGTAAGTGAAAAAACTGGAAAAAGCTACGCTAAATGGGTTATTGTTCAAGGTGCTCCAAAATCATACTTAGACAGAGTTCGCACTCCTAAAGGACAAAAACAACAAGGCAAACCTCTTAGTTTAGAAAAAGCTACTAAGGCTTTTAATCAATATTATGCTAGACGTGATTACAAGAGTGATGCTGCTATGGATGCTGCCATAAAACGTGATATGGAATATTCTCCTTCTCACAAAGGTCAAGTTGATAAAGATAGAATCTGGAAGTCCACTCGTTATCTTCGTAACCCTGGTAAATTAGACTATCCCGGTCTTGATGATGGTGCTAAAATTTCCAAGAATAGTGGCAAGGGCAATCCTGCTGCTCTTGCTAAATGGAGAGCCGCACACCCCAAGGGAAGCCCAGAACTTAAGCACTTTAAGAAATCCAAGAAGAACCCTGATGGAACTCGTCGTAGCAAACGTCAAGTTCTTACCCAAATTAAAAGAAGACCCAGAAAATCTAAGAGAGCTCAAGCTGGCGGTGAAGGCTCTGAAGAAGAACTCTCTCAATCATCTGAAGGAAGTTCTCAACAATCTGGTGGAGAATGGTCTGAAGAAGAACTTTCTCAATCATCATCTCAAGAAAGTTCTGTATCATCTGAACAACAACAACAACAAACAGGTGGTCGTGCGGTTTCTCTTAAAACAGCTGTAAGACTTCTTAGAAACTACTACTCTAACCGTTACCAAAAATAGTTAAATAAATATTTTTTTAAAAATTGATATTTAAAAAATATTTAATTAAATAATATTAACCATGGAGGAAGATATAATTGAGTTTATCAAAATAAATAAACATTTAGGAACAGAATGGACTCTTACTGAATGGAGAGAACAATTATTAGAAACAATATCGCATGTTTATCATAAAAAGGAATATCATCCAATGGTTATTGACCAATTATTATGTTATCATATACCTAGATTAAATAATAGAAGATTTACATTTAAACTAAATCACAATAGTGATAAAAAACAATTACAAAAATTATTAAATATACCAAAAAATAATGCTCAAAATTCGATTGAATGGCATGTAAAAAGACATAATCATATTAATGCTAGTGAAGCAAGTGAAGTATTAGGTACAAGTTATAAAGGAATTTTAAATAAAAAAGTTAAACCATTTGTTTTTAAACAATCATCTGGTGTAGCTGCTCAATTAGGACATAGATATGAGCCTATTTCAATATTAGTTTATGAAACGATGTATAATAAAAAAATATATCAATTTGAAAGTATTGAACATCCAATATATACATTTTTAGCTGCTAGTCCTGATGGAATCGATGAAGATGGAATCATGAAAGAAATAAAAAATCCAAGTAAACGAGAAATAATAGGAGTGCCTAAACCAGAATATTGGGTTCAAACACAATTACAACTTGAATGTTGTAATTTAAATGCACTAGATTTTATTGAATGTTCAATAAAAGAATATGACTGTATTGAATATTATATTGATGATAATACTACTCAATATAAAGGGTGTATAATAGAATATTGGGATAAAAATGAAAAATGTAATCGTTATTATAGTAAATTAAATGAAAATATAAATGAAATAGACAAGTGGAAATCCAATGTATTACATAATATTAATAGTGTTACTGATGAAACAGAACCTTATATAAATATTGTTTATTGGAAGTTAGAAAAATTCAGCAGTTTTCGTGTTTATAGAGATAGAGAGTGGTTTATGAGTGTTTTACCCAAATTTACAAATTTTTGGACGGAAGTTTTACTCTATCGAAATTTAGGTATTCCACAAAATATGACTATTCATAAACGTGTGATTAAACAAAATGATAAAGATAATCCAGAAAATATAAAATGTTTAATTGAAGACGATGATTATTAATTTTTTATATAAAAATTGATATATAAAAAAATAGCTAAAGATATTAAGTATCTTTAACATGGGAGTTCCATATTATTTTAAATATTTAACAACAAATATTAAAGACTGTGTAGTTTCTCAAATTAAAAATATACCAGTCATATTATATTTAGATTTCAATAGTATTATCTATGAAGCTAAAAATAATATAAGTGTTCGGTCAAAGGAACTAGATAATTCTTCAAAATATAACAAGAAATTACTAATTGAATATGCTATTTGTAATGAAGTGATTGTATTACTCGAAAAAGTAATGAATTCGGTTGATGTAAAAAAGTTAAAAATAGTATACATAGCAATTGATGGTGCTGCTCCTATGGCAAAAATTATTCAACAACGTCAACGTCGTTTTAAAACAGCCTTTTGGACAAATAGTATTGAACAAATTGCGGAAGAAGAGGGAGTTGAAAGAAAAGGTATTTATTGGGATACTAATGCTATAACACCCGGAACTAAATTTATGGATAGATTATGTAATCATCTGGATGGTTATATAAGTTTAATTAAAAATGTGAATAAAAATATAGAATTTATTTTAGATTCTAGTAAAAATTTTGGTGAAGGAGAACATAAATTATTAAAATATATGGATAATCATAAATTGATACATCATAATTATCAAAAAGTTATATATGGGTTAGACGCTGATTTAATTATTTTAAATTTATTACGTGGATATAACATGACATACTTATATCGCGAAACAAGTTATTTTCCATTTGAACCGGAAACACCAAGTGATTATTTATATATGGATGTTTCAGTAATGCGTGAAAGTATTATTAGTGAATATTGGCAAGATGGAATGGATAATAAAGAACGTCTATTGATAGATTATGTTTTCTTAACATTTTTATTAGGTAATGATTTTCTACCAAATTTATTCATATTAAAAATACAACAAGGTGGATTTGAACTTTTAAATGAATTATATATTAATGGATTTAATAAAATCAAATGTCATTTAGTCAATAAAGATTTACAAATACGAGTGGATTTTTTTCAATATATAATTAATGGATTAGGTAAAGTAGAAGATAAAATTTTAACAGAAATGTTCAATGACCATCGTAGATTTAAACCATATTTAAATCCAAAATTTAATAATTATGAAAGAAAGACAGCTTTATTGAATTTTTATCCAACAATGATGGCTGAAAAAGATAGTGTTCAAATAGGACAAAAAGGTTGGCGTGAACGTTTCTATAAATATTGGCTAGATTGTGAGCCTGACGCATATATGACCAATGGTATGTGTGAAAACTTTATGGAGGGATTATCTTGGATTTTACAATATTATATAAAAGGTTGTCCCAGTAATGAATGGTATTATAAATTTCCTATAACCCCAAGTATAAAAGATATATGTGTTTATATATCAAATAGTAAGGATAAATATTATAAAAAAGAATGGACGAATGAAAATATAGATAATGAACTATGGACAATATATCAATTAATGTTAGCAATTCCAAAAAGCAGTATTAAGTGTATTCCTAAAACAATGCGTTCAATTATTAGTCATCGATACTTTTGGTATTTATTTCCTTCATCATTTAAATTAAAAACACTATATAAAAGATACTTTCATGATTGTTACGCTGTATTACCACGTTTAGAAGATAATATTATAAATAATATTAAAAATTTAATATCAGTTCAATAAGAAATAACATTTAGATATAATATACCTATATAAATGACTCAATTATTTAAAAAATCTCCAGATAATCTTATATTATTGAAGATATTAAATACTCTGGGCATAGACGAATTTAAAGAAGAATTTAGTTTTAGAAAAAAGGACCTATTATCAATGGGCACTATTGATAAAATGAAACTAATTGAAACCGAACTACGTGAATATTACTATCCCTGTAAAGCAAAATTATATTTAGATAATATTGATGAGAATAAATGTATCACTATTATACGACAATTTTTACGATTTTTTGGACATAATCTAATAAGTAAGGAAAAATATAATTATGGGGAAAAATATATTATTTATAGTTTATCAGCAGTCCATCATATTTATTCACCTAAAACAAAAATTATTAAATTCAATCTATAATTTAGTTAGATTTATATGTGTTTTTAAAATACTATCTGGAACTAGTGAAATAGTATCAATTTCTTCTTTCACTAAAAATTCAGCAAATTCAAATATATCACTTGGACCTTGACCGCAAATACCAATTTTAATATTATTTTTTTTACAACTATAAATAGCCATTTGTATTAATTTTTTTACTGCCAAGTT